TCCCAAGACCACTTCATCTCAGAAATAATAAAGACCGGAAGAATACCTAGCTTTTGAGCGTTTACAGCAGCTTCTAATAATGCTGTTGTTTTGCCCGTATCACTATGTCCTCTTAGGAGGGTAATATGTCCGGTCGGAATACCTGGTAAAGAAGTTATATCTTGGAAAGCTTTAGAAAGAGGTATCCAGCCTTGTTCTTTAAACTTCACAGAAGCATTAGAAAAACCTTTCTTCTTCTTAAAGTTTCCAAGATTAAAATTCTTTTTAACAGCCGCAGATGCTGCAGCTGCTACTTCTTTTTTCTGTTTTGCCATATTTACTCGTTGAATAAGTCATCAAATTTGCTAACTGTGTCTTTGTTGCCAGCCGTAGCTGTTTCCAAAGTAAAGTCTGATTTGTTTTGACCTAAGCTTTCTGGCACTGATTTATCTGTTTCACTAGTTGATGTAGCTGGTGCTTCATCTCCTGAACCAGGATTCAAATAATTCTGTAATTGTTTTTTAATGAAGTCGTAGTCATACTGAGTATGTACTTCTGTAGGGTTAGGTTGAGTCTTTAACCATGTATCTACTTGATCATTGTTATCTGATAAAGGAGTTTGTTTAGGTTTGATTCTCACAGTAGTTTCAGGATAAGGGTTACCTTCTCTCTGTTCTACTACCATATCCCATCCGTTAATAACGTCTGTGTAGTCCCCGATATCTTCATCTTCTGCTAAAGCAAGTAATGCTTTATAGATTGTTACACCGAATCCCCATAATCTAACACCTTTATCTTCTTCTCCTCTTACTACAACAGGAGCAAAGATTCTAGTCTTAGGATTAAGTTTACCTGATAATGACCAATTGTCTTTATCATTCGTTTTTCTTAGTTCTTTAACAAACTCTTCGATAGGATCTTGTTTACCGAAGTTTGATAAAGCTACCATCGGGTACTTACCTACACCGTAGTGGAATTTTAATTCCTTGAACGGAAATGTAGGGTCATAAGCAGAAGGTACAATACGTACAGTCTGTTTACCTAGTGATGGTTTCCAAAAAATAGTTGAGTAGTCTGTTTTTTCCCTCTCCTGACCATTAGAGTTTAAGGCATCTAGTTTAGCCTTGATAGCATTAATATCCATATAACTGATTTTAAATTATAACTTATTAGTAATATAAGAACTTTAGTTGTAATAGGCAACTATAGCTCAATAATTTTGTGAAGTTTAGTATTCACTCTTTTTAATTCTGGGCCTTTAGTTAAAAGCACGCAGTTTCTGTAATCCTTCCAATTAATTCTGTAAGATGTGTCTAACTGTCCATCGTTGAGAAGTTTGATCAGGGTATTTAACGCATTAATTGTGTATAATGTGTTCGATTCTTTTTTCCTATGTACTAAAATCGTATTGTCTAAGAACGTCCCTACATTTCCAAAATCTACATTATAAGTACAAATGTACTCATCTTGACTTTTTGCGTAAAGCACAAATATCTTGTTGTATATGATTTTATATCTGTCTTGTACCTCCTCAAGTACACTATCTAAAGTGTCTTCGGTTGCGAAGGTGCAGAATAATTTGTTACTCATATCATCGTTTAAATAAATTGGTTCGATATCATAATCGAACTTGGGCAAGTCTGTAACTGTTACCATATATAAATATCTTTGTTGACTATAAAACTAAGTCTTTATTAAATTTAAATTTTATCGGAAAGCGTCCATCGCACTCCATTAGTTCTTTTAACCTCTCCAGTGTTTCTTTACCATCTTCTTTATGGAAGTCAAATAAAAAAGAATCGTATGTATACAAAACTAATTTAGTCTTTTTGTTTTGCAGATACCTTAACACCTCTTTCAATATAGTGATATTATTTGAGGTTTCCAACGATTGCATCATATAATTCATTAGTTTGGCTGGGTGCATCTCTTTTAAATCTTTGGTAAATGCTTTACCCGATTGAGGATTAAATACAATATTGTTGTCTTTAAACATTGACCACATTGTATCTATATACTCCTGTATTTCAACGAATATTTTTAAATCTTTATGTTCTTCTGGTATTTTGCCGTATATAGCTTGAAAGTTAATTTGCTTGGCTTCAGCATATTCATCATCAGTAATATCGTCTTTACCGAAGTACAGCTTAGCTAGTTGTTTATGAGCTGATTCTTCTGTTAAAGTGTACCCGATCTGCTCAGAAAGTAAACGCAAGTGGTAACCGTCAAAATCAAATTCAACAAAGTAATCACCTTTGGGTGTGAAGCTTTTGCGGTGTCCGGTATTCTTAGGTATAGCAGCGAAATTAACAGAATTGAAAGCATTAGTAGGTCTAGAAGTTCCATTGTATAAATTGTAATAAGTTAAAACTGTGTTATTAATGGTATTATATAAAGGGTTTCTTGGTTTAAATAACTCTTTGAAAGGTTCGTAATGTATACCAAGTCCTGATTGTTCTATTAAAAAGAAGACGTTAGTCGCTGTATTGTTATAAAACTCTAATCCTTCTGGGTTAGGAAGCTTAATGACTTTTTCTATCTGACTATATACTTTTTCACAAGATTCATAAAGTTTACTGATTGGTATCAGTTTATTTATTTCTTTAAAGTCTCTGAATTTATTATAGAAGAAGTTTAAAGTTTCGTTTTCTTTACTGTATTCTAATTTTTCGTATTTTAACATTGAATACTTCAATGATATATCTATTGCTGCTTGTAGATTAAAGTGATACAGCAGTCTTTTCTTATCTAATGTGTAAAGTTCTTTACATTTAAGGAGCATGTCGTAGATACGTTTCTTATCTACACATATACCTTCTTCATGATCTATAGGAATAATATATCCATGAGTAGAATTTAAAAGCCTCACATATACAGCTACAGTGGAACTAAGTTTTGGATGATATAAATCATTACTCGATACTACATCGACGTAACAACCTAATTTCATTAACTTTTCTAGTGACTCTAACTTGGATTCTTGCTCTACTATATAAAACACTTATAACCTAATTTAACTTATATAATATAGAGTTTTTCTTGCGAAGAAACAAATGATTGATGGTCTTTTTTTGAAATGAGAGAAAGTTTTTTTCTACATATTGCTTCAAACTTCTGTTCTTCTTTAATATAGTCGTACCAGAATTTAGAAACATCAGAGGGAGAAGCAGCTAATGCTTCTGTAACTATGTCATAACCTTCTTTATTAGAGTAAAATTTTGGTTGCTCCCACCATCTATCAGGATAGTCTTTACCTGTAACAACGTTATATTTGTATTTATAGTCTGGGTGTTCTATATCAATTCCAAATAACTCTTTATCAGACAGTCCTAATATACAGTAGTACATACCTTGATAGTATCTACCATAATGTGTATCCATCATAATATCTTTTGCATCTGCTAGAAACTTTATAAGTACATTTTTATATCTATGTATTGTATCGATATCTCTATAGTCTTTAAAGTCTGAAACTTCCAATAGCCCGCTATATATCTTTGCTTTCGCGTCTTTAAGAATAAAAAATACAGTATCTATGTCGTTATATATTTTTTCAAAACCTGCTTCAAGTACTGGCATATGATCTTTTTGACGAATACATAGATGAGTCTCATCCCAATGTTTTTCGTTTACGTACCTACCAATAGTTCTACTGCTTGCTTTAAAACTATAGACTATTCCAAATCCTTTATTCAGTATGGGATAAGCCAACAGTAATGAAGGTAGGTAGTCATTGTGATGAAAATTTGAATCTTGAATAAATCTCATATTATAACATTTTAACGAATTGACCTTTATCTTTAAGTAACTGACGACCTATACCGGGTATAATCTTTTCAGCTTGTTTTACTACATCAGCATTTTTTGCTTTCAATCCTGGGTAGATATAACCTTTTATGATTTCATCTTCAGGATTACCTTTGATATACCATTCTAACTTAAGTATTCTAACACTTGTTTTAGCTTCTCTTTTAAAATGTATAAATCTCTGTTTATTTACTTCGTATATTTTACCGTTTCTTGTATCTTTAACGAAATACCTTACTAAAACTCCTCTTTGGTAGTCTTTATCTGTCGGTTTAGGAAAATAAGATACAAAAGCTGCTTTGTATTTTCCTGCCTCTGCATCGTGAGCGTGTGGTACAACAAGTAGCTTATCAGCTTTCGGTGATACTGCTTCACCTTTGTAGTAGTTACCTTGATGATCAGCTACAAACTTACCTAGATACTTAGCACCAGTTTTAGCATCAACTAAAGTCCCATCGACTTTACCTCCTTTTACTTGTTTATGTTTTGGTAGGTATGACATTATACTTTATACGTTTTAATTTCTCCCTTTTCTGCTAATGCTATAGATTTATTGACATCATATTTTCCTTCAGAACCAGCACCCCATGACAAATGGAAGTGTGGAGCTGTTGCTGCTTGAGTAGCTCTTCTATATTCATCAATAAACCTTACATTTGGTTTATTTCCTGCTGCAAAACCTTGTAATACTTTGAGTACTGCGGTTTTATTAGCTGTTGAATAAGGAACTACTACGAAATCCAATCCTCTACCAGATTTGTGTCTACTATTATACGAAAGTTTTTGATGGTATGCATCATTTCCTCCTGTAAATATCAATGACACCCCAGGAACTTCAGCTTTTACCTTTTTTATAAAAGATATACCTAAGTCTGCTGTTTGTTTAGTTATATCACCTCCATTAGACAATTCAACACCTTTTTCTTTATAGCCTGCTTCATTTATAGCAGCTCTAAGTCTGTTAGCTTGAGTATGTCCTTCTATTTCTTGAGCATTTGGTAAACTTGCTACATCAGCCGCTGAAGCACCAGAGGAAGCTGCTGCTCTACCGGATGTTTGGGGTATATTAACCTTTGGAACTCCGGTGATAGGGAAGAATGTTGTTTTTATATCTGTATACCAGGTGTTAGCTTCTATTGTATGAGATATTCCTGTAATTATAAAACCGTAGTTATTATATTTTGCAGGGAGAATACCTTCGTTAATTCTAAATGATAGTCCAGGTTTTAAACCAGAAATACCTAACATCTTAATTGATAATTCTATAGGAATTACTCCTTTTGGTACTAAACCTTGACTTGATATGTATGCTCTATATTCCTTTTGTGTGTAGCTAATGTTTTGATTTTGCATTTGTGCAAACTTCTCACCATCATATACTTGATTAGTAAACCAACCAGAACCATTGAAGTGATCGAATACATCATCTAATTCTTCTAGGTGTTTTTCTATTCTATCATTAGCCTCTTCGTCTTGTTTGGCATCTGATGCATCTTTAGATTTTATATGTCTATCTAAAGCTCCTTGATTCCACTGGAGTAGAGTTTGAATGTTTTCATTATAATTACCTGAGTTACCTTGTGCAGCAATTGCTATCATATTAGATAACTTAGATGAAATTTTACTGCTTATTTGAATATCTTTAGTAGTAGATTTTAATCCAGTAACATTTATAACTGGTACACCATCTGGTTTAAGGTTATTTCTGTCTACTACTGTAAATGTATCCGGAAATTCTGGGTCAGCATATAAATCTAATTGGTTAATGTTCCCAAATGCTGCTTGAATACTACTAAGTAGTTTCATAATAACATCATGTAAACCTGCTCCTTCGTTTTCTCCAGATTCTCCTAATACATCATCTACTATTTTCATAGTTGTATGAGTAGAAATGAAGATATTCATAAGATCATCTTCTTTTCCTTCTACACCTCCTGCCATTTTAGAAGTTAAGTCTTTTTTAGTGATACAGTATTTAGAATCCTTTGCAGGTACTTTACCTTTTTGACAAATGATTGGATCAATAGACCAATGATTAGGGTAAGTAACAAACTCTTGACCGTAATCTGTGTTAAATTTAGCTAGTTTAACATTTTTAGTATTATCTACAAGTATAGAAGTTGCATTAATTATGTCAAGAAGAGTTCTGAGTTTAATGTAGCATAGGTCTATTGACTGTTCTAAGATTTTACCTATCAATCCACTACGGTTAATATCCTGCTTTATTCTATATACTTTAAAATCGTATTTAAGTTTGTTAGCAACTTTAGAGGCTTTTTTATCGTTTAAAAGACCCTTACCGTCCATTACTGTATCTTTACTATCAGTTAATTTAGATAAGCAATAATGAAGAATACTCTTACTCTCAATTTTATCTTTATCTTCGTCTTTATCTTCTGGTTTAACGGTATCAGTAGTTTTAGCTACTTTCATTGCTTCTATTATCTGTCCTCTAGACATAATTTTTAAAGAACAATCATAACCACCATCTGGTCTGAAAGACCAATTATAGTTTTGGATATATCCATACATCCCATCGTAATTACCTACTCCATATTCTTTCTTTTTTAGGATATTATTATCCATTTCAAGACCGCTTTTACCGGCAAAAAAAGTTTTATTGGGAACAGTATAATTGGATTTACCCATTGTTTGGAGGTTACCTTCATTATTTATATAGACTGAATGACCCCATTCTAAGATACAGGTATAACCGGGTTTAAAATAAAGTTTTTCTATATTCTCTAAATCTTCAGGAGACCAAACTACAAATTCTACTTCAGCTTGTAATATAGTACCCATTCTATTTTTAGTAGAAACTTTCAATCCCGTAATACCGGGCATAGGTCTAAAACCTAAGGAAGTAGTGTTATATGCAAACTCTCCATCTGCTCCACTGAAGTTAATTCCAGCTCTTGGAGAGCCTTTAGCAGTCATAGTACCACCTGTAAGTACATACTTTTGTGCTAAGTCAGCTGTACCGGTTACTGAGTCTCTGTTTGATCTATTTTGTAGTAGTGCTTTAGCTTCTCCTTCAGAAATTTCATTAACACTGGATCTCAATACAACCCATGCAGCATTTGAATTAATAGCCTTAAGTTGTTCTACTGTTTTAGCATTACTTTCAACTAACTCAGCTCTAGCTTTTAATTGTTTCACAGCATATCCAGATGCTGGGCTTCCAAATGTTTCTGTTTTACCTGACATTCTTACCTGTTTTTGTTAAGCTCATCAAAAAGTCTTATTGCATTTGCTGCATCATAAGGTACTCTTAGCTGTACTCCAGGTTTTACGTTTAGTCCGTCTTTTTTTGAATTATTTGCGCTTGCTATTATCCACCAAAGTGAGGCATCACCATAAAACTGTAGAGCTAAGGTATCATACCTATCTCCTCCTGTTGTAATTAAATAAGTATCTTCTTCAGTAACAGGAATATTTGGGTACATTACATTTGCGTAATACCTTCTACCTGCTCTGGTTTTGAATACTTCTATATTTCTTGTTCTTTCTGCCATGTTATTGTCCTATAAATGCACCGCCTTCTGTTATGTCTGCATTTGGATTAAATTCGTGTATAGGAGTAAATGCAATCGATACATTTAGTATATGAGGCAATCTAGCTCTACCATCTTCAGCATCAAATTCAGTCTCCCATTGATACACTTGCTCCCATGCTAAACCAACTGAGGAAATAAAGCCTGGTTGGTCAATAAGGTAGTCTCCTACTGTTACGTTAGTTAATGTACCTCTCATAAATCCTCCATTAGCAGCATATGTTGGAGCTGTTGTACCTACTAAGAAGTTAAGCTTTCTATATAAGGGAAACAACTCTCCTTTAGAAAAAGCTGCTATTTTAAAGTCAAAAGTAATATCTCTTTTAAATCCTTGATAGGTATAGAATTCTTCTGCTCTACCTATATATCTAGTTCCTGACCATTCTCCTGTATAATTATCATTGAATGAATCAAGGAAGGCTCGAAAATGTAAGAAGAAGTTTTTTTCTGGTGTGAGCGATTGAAAATAGAAAGGAATAATATCACTAATAGTAGCATCTGTTATAGCGTTAGCTGTCTGTTCTGCTAAAGCGTTAATTTTATCCTCTTGTGGATTAGCACTATCTTGAATCATCATCATACCATGTTTCACAGAAATTTCCTGTGTAGTATAATCTATATCTTCTATATTAGTTTTAGAAGAATATCCGTTAGTATTTTCATCTACAATTTGACCTTTACCTTTAACTCCTGCATTCTTATCATACGTTCGGTACCTTCTAAAGTCTATAATAGAAGTAGTTCTAGATTCGCTAGCATCAGAATTAGTTACATTATCTACTACTCCTTTTACTGGATCTAATTTAGAATTAAGTGTAGATTCTCTTTGAGCAGGTGGTGGAGGTTCGTTACTACCTTCTACACCGCCGCTGGTTTGTTGAGATTGAAAGTTACTTTCTGATTGGCTTTCTTGTCCTGCTTGACCTATTACTCTACCACCAGTTGGATTAAAATTAGGATCACCAAATTCTTGTTCTAGTAAATCTGATTCTACTTGTTCTACTGATGTGGATGTTCTACCGTCTTGGCTTGTGTATGATTCTGCAGTATCTATTTCAGTTTGTTGATCTTCTAGTTGAGTTTCAACAGCTGATGTACCTGTGTTTACTCTACCGTCTTGACTAGTATAAGAATCATCAATGTTTATATCTGTTTGTTGATCTTCTAAACCAGTCTCAACTTGAGAGGTTCCGGAATTAATTTTACCGTCATTACCAGTATACCTTGTAGCATCTTCGTCTAAATCGTATGCTGATTCGTATTCGGTAGGTTCTGCACTCATAGGTCTAAACCCTTCATCACCTGTATTATCAGGAGAGATTACTGCATTCTTTTTACTACCAAATAAACCTTTAACAAAGTTAAAAGCATCTTGAATATCATCTCTTAAATAAGATGTTGGTTTAGTAAAAGAATCATCTGCTCCAGCTTTGAGATCGAATCTACTGTTTAGTTCTGTAAGTCTTGATGGTGATGGAGGAGCATATCCTTCATCTCCGTAATTATCAACGATGACTGGCTTACCAGAAAGTACTGATTTAGCTCCATATTCTCCGCCTCCTATACCTAAGTTGTTCTGTAAGAATGCTCCAATAGCTGTTGTTGGTCCAGAAGTTTTTTGTAAATAGGTTTCACTAAGAAAAGAATATACAAAATGTGACCCGGTACCATTAACAGGTACTTGAGCTAATGTACTACCTGTAATTTTAAGTATCTTACCAGGTCCATTTCCTAACAAGGCCTGATTAGCTGCAAACTTTAAACCTGCAGGAGAAGCTATTAGCTTAGTTATACGAGTTAAGTCATCAATACGGCTACGACCTTCCATAACAAGACCAGACCCATCGGGAGGATTGTTAATATCCTTGGTAACCAATGGCGTTGTAGTCCCTGAATCTGAATATTTTAAGGACTTAAGGTTTGTTGTTAGGTCTAGTAAAGGCATTTATTACTTTACTCCAGTACCTGATTCCGGATTTTTATATCCTTCTGGTGTTCCTCCGTCTAAGTCTAATTCAGAATGAGTAGAAATTTGAGCTTCTGCTTTATC